TTTTTTCTCCTTCAATAGATTCTTTTGAATGTAATCAATCATTTCTTTATCTGTTGCTTTTAAGCAATAGTTAGAAAAAGATTCTTGTTCTTCTTCAGTCATTAAAGAATCAACCAATTCAAACATTTCAGAAACTAATGGGTGTCCTTCCCAATATTCTTGCCATTTATCCTCTCTGATAGATTCATCATAGTTTCTTGTATCAACTTCTTTAATAATAGTTTTAATTCTTTTTTTGATTTCTAAACTCATTTTTTCTCCTTACCTAAAACTTTGTCATAAATCATATTGACATGATTTGCTATATCAATCTTGTCAATTAAATCTGCGTATCTGCGTTCATCTGTTTGGGTAGGGCAATCATTTTTCTTAACCCTACTCAAAGCAAATTTCACCATTTCTAATTCTTCTTTGCTAAGTTTCACTTTTTCTCCTTATGAAATTTTTTAAATTTTTCTTCAATGCTTTTAAATAGTTTTTCTACTTTCTTTCTTGAGTAGCCATAATCTTTTTGCAACCACTCAGGCATATAATCGTTTCTCATAGTGTCGTCACCACTATCTATGTCAAAAGAAATTTCTAACAATTCCATTTCTTCTTTGGTAAATCTAATCATTCTTTCTCCTC